CACTAGAGGTAAGGGTGCATCTAAGATTGCATCAACTGCAGAAGAAAAGGGTGGTTTATCCTTATTAACTTATGAACATTTTAAAGTTAAAGCACCTTACTACAAAAACGCAGTTGAAGGTAAATTCAATAAAGAATCAGCTATTAAAGAATATTGGGAAACATTTGGTAAAATATCATTAGATATGGAACAAATGGAATTTCAAAGAGAAGTAGGTCGTTTAGAAGTATTAGGTGAATTATTAATTAGAGATAAGAATAATAAAAATGATTAGATTAAAAAATTTATTATCCGAAGACCTTCGTAAATGGTTTGGTAAAGGACCAGAAGGTTCAACTACCGGTGGTGGTTGGGATAGATACAATACTAAAGGTGAAAAAGTTGGTAAGTGTGGTGATAGTAAAGAGGGTGATGCATACGCAGCTTGTTTATCAAAAGAGAAAGCGGCTAAATTAGGTAAGGATGGAATAGCATCATTTGTAAAAAGAAAGAGAGCAGCACAATCCGATGCAGGAGATGCAAAAAAAGGTGGTGAACAAAAAAAAGGACAAAAACCTACATTTGTAAAAACAGGTGCTAGTGAAGGATTGGAAGAAAAGATAAATTTATTCTTAGAAAAAAATGTACCAACTGACCCCGCAAAATGGGCAGCATCTAAAGCAGCAGCTAAAAGAAAGTTTGATGTTTATCCTTCAGCATACGCAAACGGATGGGCTGCAAAAAATTACAAAGCTAAGGGTGGTGGTTGGAAAACTGAAAAATAAATAATATGATTATATGGTTAACCGGACAACCTGGTAGTGGTAAGACAGTATTAGCAGGTTGGTTAAGAAGTATTAGTAGTTTAAATAGTAGAATTGAAGTAATTGATGGTGATGATATACGAGAAATATTTGAAAACAAAGATTATAGTGAAGCAGGTAGAAGACGTAACATAGAGCTAGCACAGAATCTAGCATTATTTCTACATAAAAAGAAATATAATGTTATAGTTTCATTAGTATCTCCTTATAGGGATCAAAGAGAAGCATTCAAAGAAACATTAGGAAAGGATTTAAAAGAGTTATATGTTCATTGTTCGGATGATAGAGGTAGAACTCATTTTCACGTAGAAAACTACGAACCACCTTTAGAAAATTTCATTGATGTAGACACTACGGATGAAAGACCGTTTGAAACTTATGAGAAAATCAAAGAAAAATTAGGTTTATATTAAAATAAATTGTAAATTAGAGTTATGAAAAGAAAATACGCAATGTTCATCGGAAGATGGCAAACTTGGCACGCAGGACACGAATGGTTAATTCGTCAACAATTAGACAAAGGAAAGGATGTTTGGGTAGCAATTAGAGATGTACCAGAAGATGAAAGTAATCCTAAATCAGCTTACAAAGTTATGATGGATTTAATGGAAGAACCATTTTTTCAAGAAAATATAGATAAAATTTTAGTAAGTATTATTCCTGATATTGAATCAGTAAACTATGGTAGAGGTGTAGGGTATGAGGTTATTAATCATCCACCACCTGCAGATGTTGAATTGATTAGTGGAACTAAAATTAGAAAAGGTTATATGGATTCCAACGGAGATGTTATAGAATATGCCGTTGATTAAGAGACATATTGCCAAAACCATCTCATATCGAATTGTAAGTACCTTAGTTGGATTCTTATTAATGTGGTGGATAAGTGGTTCAATAAAAGTAGGTGCCGCATTTGGTGTAGCAGAATTGATTTACAAACCAATTCAGTATTATCTACATGAAAGAGTTTGGTATAAATGGATTAAGTACGGACTTAAAAAATAAAAACATTATTATAATGATAAACTATACTACTATACCAAATTTTCTATCAAAAAAAGAATGTGAAGATTTGTTACAATTTTCATTAACCAAAGAATTGAAACCAGCATTGGTAGGTGGGGACAATGGTTTGAATCTAAAAAGTAGAAAATCAAATATATTTTTCTATGATTATAGTTTAGATTTTCCAAATTTAAATGAAAAATTAATTAATATTTTTAAAAAAGAAGTAAATGTAAAAGGTTATAATATTGATTTTACGAATAATCAATTTCAATTTACAGAATACACAACAGACGGATATTATAATTGGCACGAAGATTCTGCAGAGGGAATCTATCAAGAAAGATATTGTTCAATGGTTATACAATTAAATGAAGAATATACAGGAGGTGAATTACAAATAAAAGATAAAGATGATAATGAAATAACATTAGAAAAGGGATTGGGTAATCTATTTATTTTTTATTCACACTTAACACATAGAGTAAAACCGGTAATATCAGGAACTAGATACTCATTGGTTAATTGGTTTAGGCTAACACCAATAGAAAATTTTAAAAAAACATTAATATAATCTATAAATACAGATTAAAAAAATAAGTTATATGCCAGCAAAACCAAAAATTAGTAAAGAAGAATACTCATTTTCAGGAACACCCGAATACACAATACCAATTCGTAAAGAAACGGAGATGGTCAATGGCCCTAAACATTACGGAGGAGTAGACAATCCATACGAAGTAATTAAAGTATGTGAAGCATGGGGATTAGACAAGGATGCATACCTATTTAATGTAGCAAAATATATAGCAAGAGCAGGTAAAAAAGACCCTCAAAAAGAACTAGAGGATTTGAAGAAAGCGGTATTTTATTTAGAAAGAAAGATAAAAAATTTACAAAATGAAACTAATTAAATCAGAAAAATTATTAGAATTATTAGAAGGAATAGGTGTTGTTATGCGAATAATGGCATTTGGTATGTTATCTATAATGGGAAAGGATACTCCATTCTTTTGGATGTGGGTATGGAATAGTATTGATGCACTAATATTAACTTATTGTGCATGGGAAAGAGATAATAGACCTTATATTTTACTCAATATCTTTTGGCTAATCGTTGGAGTCATTGGCATATATAATTCCCTATAATATTTGGTAGTTTCAAATAATTATCGTATCTTTATTGTATAGGAATTAAGAAAATCGATATTTATACGTGAGATTAAATCGCGATAATCTTAAAACTTAAAACAAACAATTTTTAAAACTTAAAACAAAAACAGCATGAACATTAATGCAATCAAGCAACGTCTTAATTCGTTGCAAAACACTTCGAAGAAAACGGACTCATTGTGGAAAACCAAACCTGGTAAATACCAAGTTCGTATCGTACCTTACAAATTCAATAAAGAAAATCCTTTCATTGAATTGTTATTTCACTACAACATTAACAACAAAACTTATTTGAGTCCAGCTTCTTTTGGAAGACCTGACCCAATTTTAGAGTTCGCAGAGAAACTTAAGAAATTAGGTGATACTGAGAATTGGAAAGCGGGTAAGAAAATGGAACCAAAGTTAAGAACATTCGCACCGATTATCGTAAGAGGTCAAGAAAATGAGGGTGTTAAATTTTGGGGATTTGGTAAGACTGTGTATCAAGAAATTTTAGCTATCGTAGCTGATCCTGATTACGGTGATATTACTGATGAAACAAATGGTAGAGATATTGTTATTGAAATCGTAGAAGAAGCAGGTAAAACATATCCTGAAACTCGAATCAGAGTAAAACCAAATGTATCTTTATTACATGATAATTCTGCAATCGCATCTAAATTATTAGATGAACAAACTGATATTACAGATATCTATTCGGAATTATCTTATGCAGAATTAAAGACTGTGTTAGAAAATTGGTTAAATCCAACTGCAGTAGTTGAAGATGAAAACCCAACTCCTTCAGTATCTCAACAAACATTAGCTCCTCAACCAAAGAAAGTTGAAGAACAATTGGTAAGTAAAGATGCGGCACCTGAAATTGGTGGTACCGGTATCATTAACGATTTACCTTGGGATGAAGAAACACCTGCACCAGCACCTAAAGTAGATGTGGCAGCAGCATTTGATGATTTATTTAATTCATAATTATTATGGCTAAAATTGACTTAGCACAAGAAATAGCCGACAGTTTAAACAAAAAGTGGAAAGACCAAAAGGTTGCCTTCTTTTTGGATGATGATTCTGATGGAGCCCCAACCAATGTACCAGGTTGGGTTTCCACCGGAACAGCAATGTTAGATGTTGCTATTTCTAATAGACCTTATGGGGGTTTACCCGTAGGAAGAATCACGGAAATTACCGGATTAGAACAAAGTGGTAAATCACTTTTATCAGCTCACTTATTAGCTGAAACTCAAAAGCAAGGTGGGGTAGCAGTATTGATTGATACCGAAACCGCAGTAAGTAGAGAATTCTTTGATGCAATTGGAGTAGATGTTTCTAAATTGTTATACGTTTCAGTAGACACAGTTGAAGATATTTTTGAAACAATTGATACAATCATAGAGAAAGTTCGTAAGGGTGATAAAGATAGATTAGTTACAATCGTAGTCGATTCAGTAGCCGCAGCATCAACTAAAAAGGAGATGGATGCGGATTATGATAAAGATGGTTACGCAACTGACAAAGCTATTATCATTTCAAAAGCAATGAGAAAGATTACTAATGTAATTGGTAGACAAAAAATATCAGTTATCTTTACTAATCAGTTACGACAAAAGTTAGGTGTTATGTTCGGAGATCCTTGGACTACATCAGGTGGTAAAGCATTAGCATTCCACGCTTCGGTTCGTATTCGTTTAAAGAATATGGGACAGATTAAAGCAGGTGAGAGAATCATTGGTATCAAAGTAAGAGCACAGGTTATTAAGAATAGATTAGGACCACCATTACGTTCAGCAGATTTTGATATATTCTTTGATAGAGGTATTGATAATTTCGGTGGATGGTTAAAGGTGATGAAAGATAACAAATTAGTTAAGCAAGGTGGGGCATGGTACGAATACATTGACACTGATACTGGTGAAGTTATTAAATTCCAATCAAAAGATTTTATTCAGATGATGGGAGTTAGAGATGAATTAAGAGACCAAATTTATAGAAAGATTTGTGAATCAACAATCTTACAATATAAGAAGGAAGGAATTGATCCGGATGAAATTACATATGATAGTGGTGGTGAAATACCAGAACCAGATATCGAAACAGAATAAAGGTTTATGAACGAAACATACAAAAAGTTACTAAACGAGGTAGAGAAAGACCATCAGCAATTAGGAAAAGAAAAGGTATTAATTGTTGATGGTCTTAATACCTTTATAAGAAGTTGGACAGTAAATCCTACTATGGATGATAACGGAGACCACATTGGTGGTATCGTTGGATTCTTAAAAGGAATTGGGTTTGCTATTAGAGAACAAAATGCAACTCGTTGTATTATTGTATTTGATGGTAAAGGTGGTTCTAAAAGTAGAAAGGATTTATTTAGTGGTTACAAAGAGAATAGAGGTAACAATCGTTTTAGAGTGAATAGAGCATACTCAGATTTGATGAATAAAGAAGAAGAGGGTGTATCTATGAAACGACAAATGATTGGTTTAATCGAACTGCTAGAGTACCTACCGGTGGAAATAATGTTATACGATAACATTGAAGCAGATGATGTTATGGGCTATATTGCATCACAACTTTTAAAAGAGGATGAATTGGCAGTTATTATGAGTGCCGATAAAGATTTCCTACAATTAGTAAATGAAAGAGTCACAGTTTATTCCCCAACAAAAAAGAAAGTTTACGATACGAAATTGGTTTTGGATGAGTATGGTGTTCATCCCTCAAATTTTATGGTTTATCGTACTCTTGATGGTGATAAGTCCGATAACATTGATGGTATTTCTGGGTGTGGGCTTAAGACTATTGTTAAGAGATTTCCAGAGGTGGTTGAGGAAACAGAACTTACGATAGATAAAATGTTTGAACTATGTGAAGAACGCAGAAGTGAAAACAAAATCTATGACAAAATATTAGATGGTAAAAAATTAGTAGAAAGAAATTTTAAACTAATGCAATTATCCGATCCAGATATACCTTCTAATAAGAAATTAACAATTAACCAAAAATATTTGGATAATTCAGCAAAATTGGATAAATTAGGATTCATTAAAAAGGCAATGGGAATGCGAACTATTAATTCATTCGGTGATGTTAATAGTTGGATTCAAAGTACATTCGCCAAATTACATAAATAAAAAAAATACATGGAGGAAACAAACCTATGAAATGTTTAAAAAGTACAAAGACTGGTAAAATTATCAGAGTATCAAACAAAGAAGCTTACAACGCAACAAGTGAATGGAAATTCATTCCTAAGAGTGAATGGAAAGCAGAAGTAAGACCATCTAAAAAAGAAGAAAAAGAAAGTAAATAATGCAAGCAGTAGACACATTAGAAAAATTTGGACAATCGTACCAATCTAAAGTCATAGCTGCATTATTATCCGACCTACCATTTCTTAACCAAGTTTCAGAAATTACTAGTAAGGATTATTTTGAGAGTGAACAGGATAAGTGGATTATTGAATCTATTTTGGATTACCAAAGTAAACAATTCGCTGCACCTACTCTTGATGTATTCAAAGTAAAGTTATCATCTCTAAGTTCCGAATCACAAAAGAAACAAATCGTAGATAGAATCAAACAAATCTATGATGTATTCGGTGCAGAGGATATGGAGTTTGTAAAACAAGAATTCATTAAATTCTCAAAGTTTCAGAAACTAAAAGCCGCAATATTTCAATCAGTAGACCTAATCAAATCCGAAAAAAGTTGGGATGAGATAGGAGTTGTAGTTCAGAACGCATTAAGGGCGGGAATGGAAAACAATTTAGGACATGATTACTATAAGGATATTGCAATGAGAATGGAAGTTACAAAGAGAAGTTCAGTACCAACTGGATGGAAACCTATCAATGAATTAATGGATGGAGGTTTAGGACCAGGTGAATTGGGAGTAATTGTAGCACCGAGTGGTGTGGGTAAGACTTGGGTATTGTGCAAAATTGCAGCCGATGCGGTAAGAGCAGGTTACAATGTGATGCATTATACTTTAGAGCTATCCGAAATCTATGCGGGAACAAGATACGACACTATTATGACTGGTATTCCATCTAACGAATTAAGAGATAGAAAGGAAGAAGTTGTAGCTAAACTTAAAAACCACAAAGCAAATCTAATGGTGAAATATTATCCACCGAGAGGAGCAAGTACTAAAACAATCAAAGCACATTTAGATAAGTACAAAGGATTTGGATTTAAACCAGATTTAATTATCATAGATTATGCGGATTTATTAAAGCCGGTAAACAAAAGAGATAGTACATACGCAGAATTAGGTGGTGTGTATGAAGAAATTAGAGGATTGAGTGGTGAGTTAGGTGTTCCAATTTGGACAGCATCACAAACAAATCGTTCAGCAATTGATTTCGAAGTTATTCAAGCTGATTCAATTGCCGATTCTTATGCAAAAGTAATGACAGCAGATTTCATTATGAGTGTAAGTAGAAAAGCAAAAGATAAATTAAGTAACACAGCAAGGTTTCACGTTATGAAAAATCGTTTTGGAGCAGATGGATTAACATTCCCTGCGAAAATGGATACTATGGTTGGATTGATAGATGTATTTGAACCACAATCATCGGATGGTGTGATGGCCCAAAAGGAATCTAATAATGGAAGTAACTTAGAAAAGAAACTTTTGCATAAAAAATATATTGAAAATATGGGTTAATAAGTATAAAACAATGTGAAAAAAAATATGAAAAAAAGTAGGTTTTTTTTATCCAAAATTGGTATCTATATATGAATATACCGATAGTTATAATTACTTTTCACACTTTTATCGAAAAAAGTTTTATTTATTAATCTTACAAAAAATTACAAAAAAATGGACATTTCACAAAGAATCCTTTCGGACATTACGGTGTATATGAAATACGCAAAATATCAACCGGAATTAAAAAGGAGAGAAACATGGGACGAATTGGTTACTAGAAATATGAATATGCATATTAAAACGTATCCAAATTTAGAGCAAGAAATTAGAGAAACGTATAAATTCGTTTATGACAAGAAAGTTTTACCATCAATGCGTTCAATGCAGTTCGCCGGTAAACCAATTGAAATGTCACCAAATAGAATCTACAATTGTGCATTTGCACCGATTGATGATTGGAGAGTATTTTCAGAAATTATGTTCCTACTTTTAGGTGGAACAGGTGTAGGATATTCAGTACAAAAACATCATGTAGATGCATTGCCTGAAATTAGAAAACCAAATGCAGACAAAACTCGTAGATTTCTTATTGGAGATTCTATCGAAGGATGGGCGGATTCAATTTCAGTATTAGTAAAATCATATTTCTTTGGTGGTTCAAAGCCAGTATTTGATTTTAGAGATATTAGAGCTAAAGGTGCTCGTTTAATTACAAGTGGTGGTAAAGCACCAGGACCTCAACCCCTAAAAGAATGTTTGATTAAGATTGAAGGTATCTTAGATTCAAAGAAAGATGGTGATAAATTAAAACCAATTGAAGTTCATGATATTGTGTGCCATATTGCAGATGCAGTATTAGCGGGTGGTATCCGTAGAGCAGCATTAATTTCTTTGTTCTCTGCAAATGATGAACAAATGATTAGTTGTAAGAGTGGTGCATGGTGGGAAACAAATCCACAAAGAGGTAGAGCAAATAACTCAGCGGTATTGATGAGACATA